TGTTAGTATGAACATAATAGTTTGTATCTGGTTGAGCAGTATCAAATGTGAAAACTATTTGATAATTAGAAGTATTATAAGCACCCCAACTCATACCAATACCAGTACCAGCAGAGTTACTTCCAACAACAGCATACGCTACAGGAGAAATTATAGTTTCACTAGTACCTGAGTCAACAAACTCAAGAGCATTACCAGCAGCATTAACTACTACATTTTTATTAGCAGCACCAGTAAAGTTAGCAGGTGTATCAGTTAAACCTGCAAATGTACTGGATCCACCTCCACCTCCTCCACCAGAGTTATCATCATCAGCAGGAGACCATCTATTATTTGAAGCATCCCACTTCAATACCTGACCATCAGTAACACCAGTGGTGTATACATCAGCAAGAGCACCAATAGATTTGTTTACATCTAATAGTTCAACCCATGCTCCAGCATGTGCAAAGTATCCACTACCAGTAGAATGAACATGAGCAAACATACCATGATATGTACTAGGACTAACCGCATTGAGGTCGGTCATCGTAGCATACACATTAGAGTATGTAATCTTATATGAACCGAAGTTAATATCCTGAGCACCAACACCAAAATCACCCAGTCCCGTAGGGATACTAGGTCTTCCTGTTAAATCTGTGTACGCACCAGTAGTAGCAACAGGTGCTAGGTTTGGTTTGTTTTTAATAAACGCAACATCATTTGGTGTACCTACATTCCAGTCTGCTTGTTGTTGAGCAGGAGGTATGGTTGGTTTGTTAATCAGATCTGTGTAGTTACCACTCAATGCAACTGCCGACAGTGCTGGTTTGTTTTTAATATAATCTACTTCACTAGAAACAACCTCATTCCAATCAACTTGTACCTGTGCAGCAGGGATAGTAGGAAGTGTTGTCCATTGCAATGACGTACCATCAGTAGTCAGGTACTGACCTGCACTACCAACGATACCATTTAACTGTAACGGTTTACCTGTAGGAAGGTTCAGACCTTCTTTCGCTTCTACAGGTCCGTTATCATTGTAATTGGCGATTTGATTCGCTAAGAGTTTTGACATACTTCTAGTCCTGAAGACACTTTTTCTAAGCTAGAAGTATTTAGGTCATGTCATGTTCAACGATATGATAGTCCTAGACTTCTCGCTTCTGTTAACTGGTGACTCATGAAATACCTGTGACGGAAAGATAATTATGTCACCCTCTCTCACTCCTGGTTGGAAGTGCATGATCTCTCCATTACATGTGAACATAGACGAATAAAACTTCGTTGCTTCGTGTACTTCTTCATCATAATCTGCATAGAATACAGCAGACCATCCATTAGCTCCATGATTGTGAAGCGAATGGAACTCACCTTCTTCTTGTACTTGGAACCAGATCCTAGTAATATTATCAATAGGTTTCCTATAGAAACCTTTACCCATTGCTTCAGTACTTAGTCGTTGTAGATAGGGACCAAGTAGATCAATGAATGGTTTAAATTCTGAGTAGTCTGTATCCTCATAGTAACTGGTATGACATGTGTCATTAATCTCAGCAGGATCTTTAAGGATTACTTCATCATGAAACGTAGAAAGATCGGAAAGAATTTCTTCCTTCCGATCTTGCCATTCTTCCACATGATACCTAAAGTAAGGCATCATGAACATACAGTTGTCAGGAAGAGGGTATGAACTTTCGTATCCGTCAGGAGGGATTCTCATTATCTTTGCCACCAAGAGTAACTACATTATCAGGATGATTTGATGTATCAATACTGATGTCACCAGTAATTGTATCATCAATAAAATATGGATTGTCCATAGGTTTTGGTTCTTTCCATAACCCAGTATTCAAATCAACATTACTCTCAAGATTAAAATTGTACTGAGTAGGTACATCATATAGATGACCACCAAACTCAACTACATCATCATTACCAAAATCTGCACGTACTACCTTCAACTTCTCTGTTAGATCAGCATACATCGCAGCTAGTTGTGGAACCAACTCAGAATACTGTTCTTCTAACGCACCAATCAAACCTAGTCTAACTTCTTCCTTTGCTCTAAGCAAGTGTGTTCTAACGTCTGCCATAGTATATCTCCTGTAGTTTATATGTCACAGAAACCTGTAAGGTCTCCTGGATCTTGTGGAACCATCAGTATTGTAGCACCATTTGGTTTTTTTATCAAGACCACTTCACCATCTTCAGCTTTCTGTTGCCATTTGTCAACATCTTTCTGAAATTCTGCTTCATCTAGTTCAATCATAGCTTCATACCACACAGCATATATTCTCTTTTTGCATGTACTTTAACGATTCTTGACAACCACCGAGTCGTAGTCTCTCACCGCTAATGTCTAGCACGACCTGTGGATAAGTGGCATCATCACCAAACTCATCATAGAATTGTTGTTTGGTAAAGTTTTTATCCAACTCATACACAACGTGCTTTAGTTCTTCGAGTTCACAAACTGCCTTAAACTTTTCACAGAAAGGACAGCCAGGTTTAGAATAGATTGTAAAGATCATAGACTTGTATTAGGATTTACAAGCAGCAGCGTAATCTTTATCAAATTGAGCTAGACCAGCATCAGTTAATACATGGTCATACATTTTATCAAACACTTTCACAGGTAAAGTACATACGTTAGCACCGTATTCAAATGCTCTACCTACATCTCTTACATTTCTAATTGAAGCAGCAAGAATTTGTGTCTCTACGCCGTGCATCTTATATGTATTAGCGATATCTTTTACAAGACACAGACCACCAAATGAATTATCATCCACTCTTCCTACGAATGGTGAAACATATGATGCACCTGCCTTTGCAGCAAGAATTGCCTGTGATACAGAGAAGACTAGAGTTACATTAGTAAGAACATCATCATTACTTAATTCATAACATGCTTTCAATCCTTCACGTGTACATGGTACTTTAATAGTAACATTACTACTAAGATCAATGTATGGTTGTGCTTGTTCTACCATCTCTTCAGCAGTATCTGCTACTACTTCAGCAGAAATAGACTCAAGGTTAGGACATGCTTGATAGATCTCTTCTATCACATCACTCTGTTGCCTTCCTGACCTGAGTATGAGAGTAGGGTTAGTGGTAACACCATCAACCAGACCAGTCTTATACCCATCAATAATTTGATCCACCTCTGCGGTGTCTAGAAATATTTTCATTCGTTTAATGCTTCCATACGAAGGAACTGTTCATTCATATTATAATACAACTTGTAGTTGGTTGTCGTCACATAGTACCCTACTATGTCGGAACCATCACAATGATACCCATAACCTTTAAGTGGTTCATTGACACCATCTATCCTAAAACATTTACCACCTTTCTCAAGGTAGTTGTGAAACTTTTCATCAAGGTTGATCATCTCTCCTCAAAAACTAATTTTCGCACCTTACGGTGGCGACGTGCCTCTTGATATTCTAACTCTTGTGGAGAGAAAAGTGATGCTTTCTTGACATTCTTATTGTACTGTAACAATTCCACTTTACCCATGTCATTTGCAGACACAGTATCTCCATGTAGTGATGTCATGTTAGGACAACCACAACAAACAAATTTATCTGATTGAACTACCATCTCCTTGCCACAGGCAAGGCATTTAACACCTTTCATTTTTCTTTAAAATAGTCTTTCCTGTAGTAACGTCCTAAGATGTTACTATTATAATATGCTGGAGTGCCGTCTTCTAATGCTTCTGTCAGCACATCATTTATAAAGAGTTCTCTGGTCTCAGCGTAGTTTGTCCTGCCTTTGGTGGTGTGGAGACTGATGATCTCTCTCTTGAATAACTCGTTCCCAAGTAACTTTCTATCTGCTTTAAGTTCGTCAGAGCTTCCATAGTATTTTTTCCATGCACTCTCAGACGTAACCCTTCTCTTACCACCTCTAGGTTTACGGGACTGATAGAAGTATTTTCTTCCGATGTATTGCTTGCCAGTTTGTAAATTAGTAATCCTGTAGACGAAACCGACGAAAGAGTCAATGTCGTTAGAAGTAAAAGTTGTACCTTTATAGGTCCAGGGGTTCTCATAATCTCCTTCACCCACTGCGGTCTTTGCGGTGGTTTCCATCCTAAAATATTCATTTTATTCCTCAGTATTTATGTCCTCTTGTGAATGTATGGGAGGACCCATAGTTTTATACTCAAGTTGTTCCTTCAAGAAAACAACCTCAGCTTTGAGATTCTTATTCTCTTTTTCTAGTACCTCGATATGTTCTTCGTAAACAATAATCATATCTTGTAGTCGTTGATTTTCTAGTTCAAGATCCCAATCCATTGGGTATGTTGTAACCCTTGCACTAAAAGGCTACGCATATTATATATGGGACTTTATATTAATTTTATATTGTCAAACCCACCGTGTAACCGTAACTTCTATACTGTTATCATCCATTTCCCACTCTTCAGCAACCTGCCATCCATCTTCTTTAACTGTGTTGTGAACAGTCATCCGAGCATACTGCTGAGTTACCTTATCAATGAATCTTTCTGGTGGAATAGGTTGTTTCCAAGTTTGAAGATCTGTAACGAGTTCGTAAACACCTTCCTTGTTACGTCTGAATCCAATGTCATCACCAACAGCAACATCAACGTTCCATTGTCTGTGCTCGTGGTCAAGAGGATTCTCTAACTTAACATCAACCTCTACGTTATATTGTAGCAGTTCCAATGCTTCAATCAGTTGGGGCTTGTGCTTGATCTTGGTTTTGATTGTGCTGAAGTGTGACATTGTTATAGTATTCTGGTTTAAGTTCTCTGGTTACTACTGTACCTAGTGCTTCTTCAATAGATTTGGTAAGTTTTAAACACTCACCACCCTGTTCTCCTATAACCTCTTCGGTTACAGTACCATCTTGATTAATTATAAATTTTAACATCTGTTGTTTCATAAAGGTATTAGTACAGATCCTGGATCAGATAATGTAGTTAAGTCCCAAGCAAGTGTGATTCTAGGAGTGTCAGTATTATGCACTGAAGTAAAGTGTGGTACTGTTCCTGGAAATAAAGTTAATGTGCCTGGTTTGTTATTACTATAGAATTTATAACCATCTTCCAGTTGATATAATGGATGACAGTATATAGTTTGTGATTCGTCACAAGTTATAACCATATTACCTGCAAGATATGAATGAGGATGTGTCGAATGGATATGGTTTCCAATCTTCTCACCTCTTCTCAACACATTAAACCAAGCACGTATAAGTATCTTACCTTCATGCCTGTAATTATTGTGTAATACTTTTCTATTATATTCTTTATGGAATTTCTTAATAACCTTACGTAACTTAGTTAGTTCAGAACACTCATCTTCCCATTGGAATATATTATACTTTCGCAACCTTTGTGTTAAGGTTGGTGCTTGAGGAGCGACATCAGGTTCTGGTTCACATCCATCAAGTATAGACTCCTCTTTGGATAGAAAGAAATCTCTCAGTACATCCAAATCTAAGTCCCAACCTATACTTTCAAAGACACACCAACGCATTTCCTTTGGTGCATAAGGTGTTTGTGGTGGTGGACAATCAAAGATCATCATGTTTCTATCACCAACACCATCTTCAGTTTCAAAGTTATTATTAGTGATGTACATATTTACATCAGCAATATCATTGTTCATATTTTTTAATGCTCTGTTCCCATTCCTGTAGGGATGATGAAACATCAGGAGGTTCGGGATCCTTGATCCCTTTGATCTTCTTCCATTTATTATGAAGTGCTTGCATCATCCATGACTGAGAAAGACTATGTGGACCTTCTTCTAGCAGACCTAACTCATACTTACTAGAAGTATATCCTTTCATTTCCTCACGCCAATCAGGGACATCACATTCCTTAAGCTCTTCGACACATGCGTCTTCGCATTCTTTATCGTTGACATCACACTCACTAGTACATTCAAAGTATTGATCGGTGCAATCTTTTTGCTCTTCGGAAGGATCTCCTTGAATCTGTTTGTCATTGTTTTCCATTAAGTATCTCTATTTCTATTGGTTTATCCAGTCTTTGCAACACACTCTGTACCGAGTATGCAGTAAAGATCTGTGGGATTATAAACGCTACCATTGCTATGACCCAGAAGACATAGTAATAGTTCTCTTTATTTTGTGTTCTCATAGTATTGGCAGTTGTTTAGCATCAGTGTCAAATTGGACTACGTTATTCAACAAGGTAATATCAAATGCCATAGTTATTCTAGGTTCATCTGTCTTATGCCTTGTTGTATAATGTGGTATGTAATTCGGAAACAAAGTTATAGAACCTGCTTCGTTTTTTAATTCAAATGGTTTGTCATGTTCAAATGGACAGACATATATCGTAGAACTATCACCACACTTAACAGTGAAGTGACCTCCAATATATGTGTATCCATGTGCAGAATGATAATGTTTTTGAATCTTCTCACCCTTCCTCATGACGTTAAACCAACATCTAATACGAGTACGAGGTACTATATGATCATCTCCAAAGATACTTTTCACATATTGTTTGTGAAACTTTTTAATCTCCTTACGGAGTTTATGTATGATATCATAATCCCATGTCTCTTTATCCATGACATTAAAATATTGGAACCTAGAAGTAACACTCTTTGGTCCCAACATAGTACTGCCATCACTGGCAGCAGGATACTTATCGACAAGTTCTTTCTCTTTCTTTAATAGAAGTTCTGTTAATACATCAAGATCTAAATCAATTTTCTTTTTACCTATAGTATACTTCCACTCAGGTGCAAACTCTGAAAAGATAGGTGGATTCTCAAAGTCATAACCAACCCAGTCAACTCCATTTCTGAGTTTCAACATTCTTACATCTTCACCTTGTTGAAACTCTGGTTGCTCCTGTCCAGGACGAGATCTATCTCGTGTAACAACGATACTAGGATCAATCATAATTTAAAGCCAGCAAATGTATCCTTCTTAACGTCTTGCTTGATGCTACCCACAACATAGCTCTCGACCTCTGTCTCTTGTGGTGCAACCTGCATACCCTTAGAGGATAACCAGTGTGCAGTCCAAGGTAATGGATTGTTTGCCATAGGTGTATCAAAGATTGCTTTGAGACCCATAGATTTTAACCTACGATTAGCAGTCCATTCAACATAGTTCTGTAGAAGTTTGTCATTCAATCCAATGATTGATCCATCCTTAAACAAATACTCTGCCCACTCCTTCTCTTCTTGAACACAATCCTTAAACATTTGATAGACATGTTCCTCTTCTTCCTTAGCAATCTCAATCATCTCTGGATCATCTCCCTCCTTCCATTTATTAAGAATGTTCTGCGTGACGGCCATGTGTTGTGATTCATCTCTGGCGATGAGTGATATGATTTTTGCAGATCCCTCCAAGAGCTTGAGTTCCCCAAAAGCAAAACTACAAGCGAAAGATACATAAAACCGAACACCTTCCAGTATATACACATTTGCTACTGCCCTATAAAGTTTACGTTTTAGATCTTTAAGTGTCCATTCAGCATTGATGTGATCTCTCCATCCATCTTTCCACATGTTACTTTGATCATACTCATGTGCATAGTTAATGAACTCATCGTATGCCTTAGTGACTGACTCTGCACGTGCAATGATCTTATCATCATCCAAGATAGTATCAAAGACCTCCGATGGATCTGAGTATACATTCTTAATGATGTGAGTATAAGACCTACTATGAATCATCTCCATAGTCT